CTTGCAGATCTAGAACCCTTTACTCGAACTTCGATTGGTAAGTTGGTATATTTTTTAATTTCTTCTGTTGTAGCATTTACCCATGTGTCGTAATCGTGGTTGTAATACCTGCAGGCCTTTGGGTTTGGCAATACTAACAATATTTTTTTATTGTGATTTTTCCAACCACGCCAAGCCAATCTAGGATCTTGCTTTAACAAATTCTCCCATCTATCACTTGGAGCATCTTTAATCTCTGTGTGCTGATTTTCATTTAAAACTACGCGATGCCATATTTTCTTCCCGCCGCTGTTTCCAGGACTAGGAAAATTTCCAACATAGCCAGTATCTATATAATAAAAATCTCTGCCAGCCGCAACACAAGCATCAACTTCAGATTTTGATGTTACTCCTCGAACAACCAAAGGTTTTGTACCTTGTGAAAAATCAACTGTACACTGATTATTAGAACCTAATACAAATTTTTCTTCTATCGAAATTCCGTCTTTCATTATTCTTCCAAAAGTTTTCTTGCTTTGCCTGTTCTTAATTCGTTAACATGAAATTGTCCGTAAGCTAAATGGCAAGCCCATGCGTATAACTTATCTTTGTCGGCATAATAGGGTTCGTTAATTTTACTTAAATCTTGTAAGCAAACAGGGCTAGCGGCATTTGCAGGAGCCATAGTGAATGCCGGTATTCCACAGAAAACACTTTCTACAGCGGCAACACTGTTATAAGTTACTAATGCAAATACATCTTTATCTAAAGCCTGTTGTAGTGTATCAGTGGCAATTCTATCAATACGTTTAGGAGCACGTTCACGAATTTCTACAGGACGATCAGTGTATTTTTTAATTGTTTCTACAGTTTGTTGTACCCATTCTTCTTTATCTACACCGTAAAATTTACAAGGTTTTTCGTCCGGAGCTGCTACTAGGATTTTTCTACCAGCTTTTCTCCACGGAGTAAACTTTTTATTAAATTGCTTAAATCTATCATCTGGCCTTGGAATAATTTCACCGTGTTGAAGATCATTTTTAACAATCCTATGAAAGTATTTCCAACCGTTGGGGTTTGATAAAGTTCTTTCGTTGCCAAAATAACCAGTATCCATATAATAAAATGTTCGGCCATCTTGCCAACAACGTTTCATTATTTTGTGTTTAAGGATGCCTCGTAATACAATAGGGTCTGTTGATTCGTCGTAGACAAAATCATCTGTCGATACTGGTTCTACTTTACAGCCAGCAGCAAACATATTGATGTACTCGTCTTCACCGTCTTTGCTTAAAAATATCATAGGCCACGCTGTAGACAGTAATCTACATAAATTTTTTCTCTGTGCCACTCGTTGGAAAAATCACCTTGGTCAGAAAATTCATGGAAGCACGGTGTTCCTAGTGTGTAATGAACCAGCTTTGCTTGAGAATTCCATGGGTATTCAATGTCTAACCAATTCCATTCTGGCGGAAGCTCACCAACTAACTCGTCAGTGAGCCATGTAAATCTATGTACCTGGGCCCCTGTGGCATTTTGTATAAATTCAGGAGTAACAACAGCATTAGCAGGATGGCCGCAATTCCAAAGTATTACGCTACTCCAATTTTTTCTAGGATAGTCTTCGTTTTTACTTCCAAGATATTTTTCAGTCATCTTAGTTTTATAGTCATGTTTGACAACCATAACTGCTTTTGATTCATCTCTTAATGCCCATAGCTTTTCAATGTCGTCACGCAGTAACATATCACCGTCCATGAATATTGCCCATCCTTTATATTCCATAAGATGAGGAACAAGGAAACGACTGTAGATAAAATGATTGCTACCGTCGGTATGTTTTTCTTCGTAGTCTTTTAATATGTTCAGTGCTAGTGGATTAATACTCACAGGATGACTAGAATGTCTAATGATGCTATTTGAACATACATGGTATGCTATTGCTTCCCGTGGATCGTATCCGATAAAAATTGGAATCATTTTCTTTCTATATCCTCTTCAATGCATTGTTCACCGTATTGTATTTCTACTACCTTTACTGGCACATCATAGGGATTAGTTAATTGATGCCATTCTTTAACAGGAACTTTAAATTCTTCGTGTTGAACTAAAACTGTTGAAGGCATAGCATATCCTCCAGTCATTTGGCTATTGACTATAGCACTACCTTCACTGACAATCCAATATTCTGCACGTAGATTGTGTCGTTGCATACTTAGACTCTTGCCAGGATTTACTGTGAGTTCTTTAACTTTCATTCCAGGAACTTCGTGTAGAACACGATAGTAACCCCATTGACGTTCAGTCTTGGGAGCTTTCCATTCTTGTAAAATCCAACTACTGGAATTCTTTTTATCTTCGCCACCAACTCCAAATACAAACTCAACGTGTAACATCTCTTCTAATATGTCCATTTCTGGAATATTAGTTTTAGTTCTGTCGCCGCCGTTGGCAAAGACTATTTGAGCAGTTGGATGTATTGATCTAACTTTTCTAATAGCATCCTTGGCGCTATTATCGCTGTCGTCAAAGTTAATGACTCTGTCAACATTGTGTAGTGCTGCGATGATAGTTGCTCGTTCTTCCCAGGGCATAAATTCTTGCCCTTTCTTTCGTCGTAACCATTCATCGGAATTAACTCCGACGATTAACGAATCGCCGAGTTCTCTGGCTGCGTTGATATAGGCAATATGCCCAGAATGAAGGGGGTCGAAACCCCCTGTGATTAGTACAATGCGTTTCATGCAGATATTTATCTGCTATGTTTATTCGTCTTAAATCTTTTACAACAACTCTTTATTCCAAGTTGTTGACTGTGTTATAATATTGTTATCTTTTGTATAGAAAGGATGTATTCGTGCTAGACTAGGAATACATTGATGCATAGCAATAACATTTAATCCTAGTTGTTGATCCGATGGTAGGAACCCATTGATATCGATCCAATCTAATAATTTTTTGGCAGCGTGTGGTTTAATAATGTATGCATACGTTCCACCGGCGTACCATCCTGCACCGTTATCGCTATCAGTTTTAAGAATCTTATTGTATTCTAAAGTTTGATGTTCTTTTAACTTTAATGCATTCTCATAATTAGGGTCATATGGATTTTCTGAGTCTAATCGTAACACATCTTCGAAATGATCGAGAATGTCATCTGGTAGAGATTTTATTAAAAATCCATCATGTTCTAAAATAAAATATGAAACATTAGATTTTACACAATCTTTCCAAATATAGTAATGACTTAAAAAACATCCGTAAATTCCAGGAAGACCTTTTTTAAATTTTTTTAAAGGGCGTATGTTCAGTTTTTCAAGATGATCTTTATACGTAAGCCCATTTATTCCGTCGAACTTTTCAGGATGTATATTAAACTTTTTAGCTTGTTCTATACACTCTTCTGAATGTTTTTCTGATATTGTATTATCTTTTAGTCTTATTATTACAGTTTTCATTTTGAAGTTGGCGAGATTATATAAGAAAATGTATCCATAATCCAAAGGTCTGGACCTTGCCAATTTTCTAAAACATCTTTATAGAAATCTTTATCTCTAATATTAACTACAAGATTTTCTCTTAATTTTTGTTTTTTTAGCTTGCCTAAATTATTCTCTTGGGTAGCAACGAACACAGCCTTATTTGCCCAGGAACCCATGGTATTTAAAATCCACGGAATATCTCTATCATCTACCTGCTTAAGGACATCAAAACAAAATACAATATCCCATTTACCCGTTGGCCAATTTTCTAATCCGTCGATGCATGGATCATATCTAGATATATCTGCTCCTACTTTTTCGTGAAATTTATATTCGGTATATTGTCTACCTTTGCCTGCGCCAAAATCAAGCATAGTCGAAGCATTATATTTTTCTTTTAATTCTTTAAGGAACTGTTCATATTGCATAGTACCTGATCCGTCCCAACTTTTATTAGTTTTTTGAAACTCGGTACCTCGCTCAATTGACAGTCTATACGTGTCACTAAAGTGTTGCATCTTCTAATCCTGCTGTTCTTAATTTAACAATGTTAGATACTTGCCATTGTTTAATATCAAGTGCTTTGATAATGCCTAACCACTTGTTTCTAAGCAAAGCAAAATCGTTAATAATTTTTTCAAAATCAACTACATCGGCCTCGCCTTCTACAAACTTTTCACAGTCTCTAGAAGACAAAGACCTTTGATAGTTTTCTAAATACTTCCGGAAATGTTGACTACGAAGTCTGCGGAGTTCAATGTTAAGGTATTCTAAGATTCCTTCAATTTCTTGAAGTTGGTTAAAACGATTCTCAACTATGCCAGGCATATTAGCAGCGGCTCTTTCAAGGTTTCCCGCTATGCGAACATCA